TGAAGCAGTCCGATCCAGTCTTGAGCTTCATGCAGGAATCAATCGTGCCGCAAGAGAAAGGTGTCGCCCACCAAGTGAATCAGTGCAGTACAGAGCAGCAAGATGCCTTGCTAGCGTCCATGGTGGAATTAAACAGCATTATCGAAAGCATGAAACAGAAAACTGTTTAAGTTCCTATCTTTCCTTTCTCGAATTTATCTCAAAGATTGTGGATGGTCGTCACGTTTTAGATCCCCTAGGTTGTCCTGGTAATCCTTGGTTACATTTAGGTTCTACTAACGGTGACGTTTTTGATTATGATCCTGGTTTCGGCTATACAGGAAGTAACTGCATGCGTCTTTATAAATCAGTTATGCAAAGATTCCTCGAACTCAGAGACAAACCCTCAAGTGATAATATTATGCCTTTCATTAAACAGGAAGGACACAAACAGTCTAAAGCTGATATTGGTCGTTGGCGCATTATTAGTGGTGTAGGTGCTACAGATAATTTAGTTGCGGAGATTATTTTTCGTACAAATCTGGATGAACTTACTAAATATGGAATGCAAAGACTTATACCTATTGGCTGGTCTCCGGTGCAACATGGTGCTATACCTATGTTGAATAGTATTATTGCAGATAAGAGTTATTGTGCTGATAAGAGTTCTTGGGATTGGACCGTAACTGAGTGGTTATTTAATACCTTACGAGATTTTCTATGCTTGATTAGTGATTTTGAACACATTGTTGTTTATAATCATATCACAGCTATTTTAGGACCTCGGGTTTTTGAATTACATGGCATGCGGTTTGAAATTGACTTTCCTTGTATGTCCTCAGGTTGGAAATTAACAATTAGTGCTAATTCATGGTGGCAACAGTTATTACATATAGTCATTTGTTTGGAGACTTGGGGTGAACCTGGTCTTGATACTTTACCTGTATGTATGGGTGATGATACAATACAGAGTTACCAACCTCCCATTTATTGGAACAGAATGTCCACTTTGGGGCCTTTAGTTAAGTCCGTTGATTTTGGTAAGGAATTTTGTGGATTCATTTCACTGATGATTCCTATAATCCATTATATTTGGCAAAACATGGTTTCAATTTGAACAATCTAACAACTTTTAATAGGAGTTCTGCGTTAACATCGTATCAGTATATTTATGCGTTTGATTCTGAACGTCTTCACTTTAT